AAACTCTGCAGACGGGGGAAGAAAATCTTACAAATCTTCAGGGACAGTGGTCGGAAAAGACTGCCACAATAGGTGCTAATGCCACTGTTAGTGCAGCTGGTATTCGCGCAGATGCAGACAAAGAAGTCGCTAAAGCTTATGCCGATGCACAGAAATACGCTTCAACACTTGGTTTAGAAGGCGTTAAGTACGGTGCAGATAAAGAATCTGAATGGCGGCAAGCAGTTGCTAACATTGAAGTTAAAGGTAAGCTGGATCTTCAGCCAATTATTAATGCCGGTCTTGAAAAAGTTGCTGGCATTGAGGCCCAAGCATCTCGTGATGTGGCTGAAACAACCGGCAAATATAGTTTAGAATCTATGAAACAAAGGACCGAAGCGGACAAAAGCATTGGTAAAATGCAGTTAGCTGGCTCTATGTATGGTTTACTTGGGTCAGTATTTGGTTAATACTGTTTAAAATAGATACATAACCAATGCGTTATTTACATGACTTCTTCTGTTCCTGCCGGACAGTCTTCGGCTGACGATTATTTTGACATTGACAAATTCCAGCAACTGCTTGACAAGCTGGAAGGCTCCAAAGGCCGTCAAAAGCGCCAAGAGTCGACTGAAGGTCGCCGCAATATCTTTGCTCAAGGCCTTGCCAGCATGATGAGCAACTTCTGATCCCCTAAGGAGAAATAAACCATGACCAGTAGCGTGCCTGCAGGTCAAACCGATGTTGATGATTGGTTTGATCTAGATAAATATAAGCAAGCTGCGGAAGTGGCTTATAGTTTCTCCAAGAAGAAATTAGAAGATGCCGGAACCCAAGAACGTGAAACCATCGGCAAAGGTGCCCAAGAGCAACGAACTTCTGCCGAACAAGGTCAGCAGTTCAAGCAAGCAGACGAAGCCCGCGACTACGACCAGGCGCAACGAGCTTATCGATATTGAGCTGTTTGATCAGTGGGTCGATAATCTCGACTCCGCTGAGCAAGACGCTTTTGTTAGCTTTACTGAAGAGACTTTTTCGGTAATTGAATGCTACTTATACGCTAGGTTCCTTGGCTATAAAGGAAGTATTGTTCCATGCGAACAGTGGGTTAAAAACCACTATCCAAAACCCGATCATCGCAAAAAACTTCTCTATGAAATTGAGGAGATGCAAGAAGATATCCGTAAGTTACGTGCTGATGTAGATAATGGTGTCGTAAAACGCGATGCAGGCGTTGCTCGTATTGCTGGTATGCAAAAAGAGTTGCGTGGCACGATTGCTCAGATTGAGCAGTTTACATCCAGCCGTGATCGCAAAGGTTTGTTAATGGCTGGGGCCGATCGTGCAATTCGTGAGTTGATGGTAATTTTTAAAGATGACCCAATTGAAATTCCCTTAGAAGAAGCCTCAATGAGTATTTGGGCAAAAATGCAATACGAAGAAAGTTAATTTAAAATAGATTTATGAACCCAGCACCACAAGCTCAATCTGCTCCTGATGCCAGACTTGCTGGCGGATTGATGAACATTGTTCAACAACTTCAAAAAAATCGTTTTGGTGGTATTCGCCGTTTGCAAGGTGCGCCGGTTGGTGGAGAATCTCCTGCAGCTGAAGGGGCTGAAGTTTTAAACGCGATTCGTAACAGTAGACAAAATGAGCAAAAACAAAATGCCGCCCCAGCTCCTGGAGCACTTCAAAAAGAAGGAGGCCAAGAATCCGGACGGCAGCGAGATGTCAGACAAGGAGAAGCGCAAGGCCGCCCTGGACAAGGCTCGCAAATACAAAGAACAGAAGAAGAGCAACAAAGACGAAGAATGAGGTAGTATTCAGTAACACACTAAAGAATACTCATCGTGCCTGCGTATCAACATCTTGCGTATCGACGTAACGCTCAAGCTGCTGCACGTAGGCAACAAATCCGTGTTCCACGGAATCTTGAATCCCTGGAAAAAGCAAGAGAAGATTTTGGATTTTTTTGTGAATATGTAGCTGATAAACCTCCAGCTCAACACCACAAAGAATGGCATCGTCACTTTGTGACAGGCGAGGATAGTAGTTGCCTTTTAAGGATTGCTGGGCCAAATGTTGATCTCTTGGCTCCCAGAGGTTCAGCCAAAAGTACCGTACTTGGTTTATTTACGGCATGGGCAATTGGTCTTCACACACAAGCCAAAAAACCACTTCAAATTCTTTATTTGTCTTACACAGTTGATATTGCACGCTCCAAGTCGGCAACCATTAAGCGTATCATCGAAAGTAAACGGTACCAGGAAGTTTTTCCAACCGTACGTCTTTTAAAGAACGTTACCAGTAATGAGTACTGGTCTATTGACCATAAGTTTGCAGGTATTGATAACACTGGCGAAGAGCAATTTACTCTTTGTGCTGCCGGTCTTAAGGGCTCGGTGACTTCTAAGCGTTCTCATTTGGTAATTATTGATGACGCTATTAAATCTGCTGCAGACATTTCTAACCCTGACATTCGCAAACAAATGCAGGACAATTGGAATGCTGTGATTGCGCCGACTATGTTTGAAGGCGCAAGAGCTATCTGTCTTGGCACACGCTTTAGGCATGATGACATTCACTCCACAACTTTTAATACTCAAAACAATTGGTTGCAGATTGTGTTATCTGCAATTCTTCAAAATCCAAAAACAGGAGATGAACAATCATATTGGCCAGAAATGTGGTCATTGGATTATTTAAAAGAAAAGAAAAGGCAGGCGCCTATTGCTTTTTCTTTTCAATACATGAACCAAGTTATTAGACAGAATGAATTATCTTTAGCGCCTGAACTCATTATTAAAGCTGAAATTGCAACAGAGTTTGATACGCTTGCCGTTGGGGTTGACCTCTCTGCCGGCACTAAAGAAAAAAATGATTACACAGTCATGGTGTTGGGTGGACGCATTGGCGATCAAATTCATGTGATTGATTATCGCCGCTTGCGTGTGATGGGCAACCTTGAAAAACTAGACGCTCTTAAAGAATTACTAAATGACTGGTCAATTCTTGGTAGAGACGAAAACGGTAATTACTATCCGACTTATTCCACGTGTGATATTTATTCAGAAGCTGTGCAGTACCAGGCTTCCCTAGAAGCCGACTTTAAACGAGTGTGTCTCAATAACGAAAATCTGTACAACTTAAATTGGCATCCTGTCAAAGGGTTCCGTGCAGATAAGTTGGCGCGTTTCCGTGGCTGTATGGGACTCTTTGAGGATCGCAAAATTATCTTCAATCGTTACCGCAACTTCACTGCCCTGTTCGAAGAACTAACCAACTTTGGTGTTAGCAGTCATGATGACTGCGTAGATGCTTTGGTTTGGATGATTAACGGATTGATGCGCAAAGGGAAGCTCCAACTTGATTACTAAACTTTAGAATTAGAAAAAAGCTAACTTTAGGTTGTGGGTCCAGAATACGTTGCTATCGGCTTAACAGCCATTGTATCTGCTGTTACCGGTGGCAGCTGGGTCGCAGGAAAAATCCTCGGCAGGCAAAACGACCAGATCCAGCAGGCTTTTAGTTACATTGGATCACAGAAACGCAGGATTGACGTTTTGGAAGACGATTTAAAGCGGATGCCTTTAGAGTACGTTTTAAAGGTGGACTTCTTGAGAGAGATCCAGCAGATGCACGACAACTTCAATCAAATCAATAATAAGCTTGATAAGCTAATGGAGAAATTGCTTGACGCAAAATGATTTACATTCTTGAAGTACAAGAAGACAAGAACGGCGATCAGTATATTGTGTTACCAGATGAAGTGACAGAAGAACTCGGCTGGGAAGAAGGAGATGTACTGAATTGGGACGTGCGTGGCACGGGAATCGTAATTACCAAGGTTAACGACCTAGCTGGTTATGAGGTTATAGAAGAGTAGAATAAATGGATAGTTAAGCTAAATAAATGATTCGGACCGATGGTGGCTATGGTGTTCCGGGGATGCCAGGCAATCACGCAGGCGTTAAGGATCTTGTGTACCGTGGTGAGCCTGTCCAACTTGCGCCAATGCCGTACTATGGCGGTGGGTTAAATATTCAACAACTAACGCAAAACATTCCCGTGGGAGAAGATCCTTTACTTCCCATGGATCAAGATCAATTTAGCGATTGGGTGCGTTACAACCTTGACAAAAAATATGGTCCGTTAAAATCAAGACCATCCTTTTCCCCTGGTCCGCAACTTCCAAGTTTTTTAAACCGTGGTGTAAAAGGTGCTTATCTACCAACAGGTTTTGATGCTAAATATGTTTCTTAAACTGTTATTATTTAACTAATAAATCAAAGCAAATAATGGCTGACGCTAAAGCCCGTCTACAAGAAATTATTAACGCTTACCTGGATAAGGACAGCAATATTGTTGTTGATACGGGCATTGTTGCGTCCCATATTGCTCAGATGAAGCTCTTTGGCAT